CCGCGAACGGCAGATGATCTCCTCGCTCCGCACGCTGCAGAGGCAGGCTGGTCTTACCGAATCCGCCCTCGCCCAGCTTGCTCGGCACAGAAACCTGTTTGCAGAGTCCGGGAGCATCGCCTCCGAAGGGCTTGGCGTTCGCACCGTCGCCAAGATCAAGGCCGACATCAAGGAAGCCGAGGCGGCATTCAAGCAGTTCCAAGTGACCGCAAATCTCACTGGCGAGTCCACCCAGCGCCAGTTCGAGGCGATGACGGCTAAAGTTCGTCAGTTCAGCATGGAGCTGATGACTGCCAGCCAGCGGGAAGCGTTTCTGCGGCGGGAGCGGTACGATTCCCTTGTGGCGCAGGCTGGGCGCGGCGGGACGAGCTTTGCCCAGTTTGAGGCGAGGAATACCGCCAGAAACGCCGTCAACGCTTTTCAGGAGCTGAACGGCCGTCTTCCGCGCCCCAGTGAAATACGCCAGATAGCGCAGGCATGCGGACAGTCGGCAACGCAGATCCGGCGCATGCGGGACGAGCTTGACCACAGCTCAAATGCATTCAAAGCCTTGATCGGCTATGCACAGGTCTGGCTGACGTTTGGCGCGTTCGAGATGGCGAAGGGCTTCGTCAAGACCGCGATGGAGATCGAAAACGTCAAAGTAGCATTTCAGGCCATATACGGTTCCGCCGACATGGCGGAAAAGAAGCTGGAATATGTCCGCAAGGTTTCCGATCAGCTTGGTCTAAGCTTCCTTGACACTGCCGAAGGTGCAAAAAAGCTTTTTGCAGCGGCGCAGGGAACTCCGGTGGAAGGCAAGGCCAACATGGTCTTCAAGAGCTTCTCCGACATGTCCGCCGCGCTGAAGCTCACTGGCGACGAGACGAAGGGCGTCTTTCTCGCCATCTCCCAGATGATTTCCAAGGGCAAGGTGTCGGCAGAAGAATTAAGGCAGCAGCTGGCTGAAAGAATGCCCGGTGCGGTCAATCTGTTTGCCAAGTCCATCGGCGTGACCACCAAGCAGCTCGACAAGATGTTGCAGGGCGGCGAAGTCACGCTGGAGCATTTCCTGAAGTTTGCGGAAGAAGTCGGCAAGACGTACAGCGCAGGCGCACGCATGGCTGGACATAGTCTGCAAGCCGAACTGAACCGCCTCGGCAATACGTGGATTGATTTTCAGACAAAAAGCACGAATACGGGCCAGCTTGCCGAAGGCGTCAGGCAGCTGAACGAGATGCTGAAGGCTTCTCTGGAGATAATTGCAAAGCTGGCCCCGCATATGAACAGCCTAGTCAAGATCGCCTTTGCTGGCTGGCTGTCATCCTCGCTTATCCCCGGCGGGAAGCTCAATGCAGTGATTACTGGCCTTGCGACGGCCTGCTCGAACTGTGTCGGCCCCATCAAAGCGTTTCTCGCGTCCATGACGGCCGCCGTAGTTGGCGCTGGAACGCTGACGGGTGCCGTTAAGGCGCTTGGCGCGGCCATGTGGTCGATGGCAAAGAATCCGGCGTTTCTCGCGCTTATGGCGACTGGTGCCATTGCTCTGAAGGTGCTGACGGACGATGCCGACGATGCAAAGGAGAGCTTCAAGAAAGTCACCGAGTCGATGGACGAGATGGCGAAGAAGCGTCTTGAATTGGCACAGGCTGACAAGGCTTCAAATTTCGGTAGCAACGACGTCATTGTCGGCATGAGCAATGAAATAGAGAAGAAGATTAGGGCGTTTGAAGAAGAGCGTAATAAGCTACAGGAACAGTTTAACAATCTTCTGACATACGATCATTTCAGAAACGAACGCGTTGCGACTACGCCCGGTCAGTTGGCCGTGCAGGGTATGCTGGGACAGCTTGACCAGTTCAAGAAAGAACTCCGCGAGGCTTTAGGAAAGAACGACATCACCGCAATGGATGTTCTTGGAAACAGGTTCTGGGGTTCGTGGAAGGAAGTTCAGCAAAAACTTGCTGAAATGAAGATCGACGAAGGCGTCAAAGCTTCGATAGCAAGAGGATGGGCTGAATTCGCTCAACTTATTGATGGGACAAAAGTTGATCTTCTCAAAAAGCTGGACGAACTCGAAAAGCTTGGAAGCGGGTCGCTTGCCACGCTCGGCGTGTCGTTTGCAAGCACTGAAAAGGAAGCAAAGAAGTTTGCCAAGGCGGTTGGCAGTTCCGAACTGGGCAAGTTTGTCGAGCAGATGCAGAAGATGGAAACTGTCCACGATCTGCTCGGCAACACCTCGATGGAATTTAGCGAGGCGGCCGCCGCCGCGGCCGATTACGGTGTGGCCGCCAAGCGGTATCTTGACGAACTTGGCGCTGCGCCGGAAAAATTAGAGGCCCATAAAGACGCGCTCAATGCTATGGATTTAGCTGTCGTCAAGGGGACGGTAAGCTATGATGAATATGAAGCCGCAGCCAAGCGTGTTCAGGATGAAGATGCCGCGCTCCGTGAAGAGACGCAAAATGTATCTCAAAAGATGATCGATTTTGCCCTCGCTATGGGTGGAACGGAGCAGGCATTCAACCTTGTCATGCAGCTTTGTGCTAATGCTGGATCGGCATTTAATGCTCTTGGTGTCAATGTGCAGGGAGCGATTGCCGACATCCGCGACTTCCAGATCTCTGCGGCAACTGCGATGTATGCTACTCAGGCTATCGCTGGCGGGCAGGCAGCTAAGGTGCAGTTCCATAGTGCAGAGGCTCGTCAAGCCTTGCGGAAAGGCGACGAAAAAGGATTCTATGCGGCAAAAGAAGCCGAAACCCGTGCAAAATCAAAAACGCCCATTCAAGTCAATGGCCAGATGATGATGGGTTGGCAAGAGGAATACAAGTGGGGCCGAAAGCTTCAGGAACTCAACGACTCCAACAAGAAGCCTAAAGGCGGCGGCGGCAAGAAGGGCGGAGGCAGGGTGGACAACACCGCCGAGAAATACAATTCGGCCTACGAGGGCTTCCGCAAGGAAATCGCAAAGCTGCAGGGCGAAGTGGACAAGGTCACTCTCGACAAGAAGTTCGCCGACATGGACAAGCAGCTCAAAGGCTCCACGGTGGACATCAAGGCACTGAAGAAGGAGTATTACGAAGCATTCACTGCGGACAAGGTCAAGGAGATGGACAAGGAGATTCTGCAGCTGTCCGGCAATACGGCGCAGCTGAAGCAGATCGAAATTGCCGAGTACATGAAGGGCCTGCGTGCAGAGACGGAGGGCATGGCGAAGGCCGCCGAAGAGCTGGGCATGAAGGCTCCGGATCTTGCCGACAAGCTGGCACTCATCGAGAAGCTCAAGCAGGGCGAGGCCCGCGAGGAAAGCCTCCAGAAGCAGCTTCCCTACTATGAAAAGTTTAGCTGGTTCGACGGCAACCGCGTCGAGGCGTTGGAGAAGCAGAACGAGCTAATCCAGATTCAGTACGAGAAGCTGAAGAATTCCGGCGTTCCGCAGGAACTCATCGACCGCTGGCGCGAGATCGAGGAATTGCAGAACCGGGTGAAGAACGGCAACGACGTGCTGGCAGGCATAACTCTCGGCGCGAAGAAGTACGCCCTTGAAATGGGCAACATGGCTGAGAATGTCTCTGACCTCGTCCAGAAGTCTTTCGGCGACATGGCTGACGCCTTCGTCGATATGGTTATGACGGGCAAGGCCAATTTTACCGACTTGGCGAACTCCATCATCAAGGATCTGATGCGGATCGCCATGCAGCAGGCCATCGTCGGACCTATCGCGAACGGCATCGGAAACCTGTTTGGCTCGTTCAGTTTTGGCGGGGGCGGAGGTCTTAGCGCCGCAAAGTCCGGCGTTATGTCTGCGGCTTCTGCAAGTTCCGCCATAGCGAATGTCCACATCCCCGCGCTTGCCTACGGCGGCGTTCTTACTGGCCTGCATGGCTTCTCCAGTCAGATTGTATCTCGTCCGACGTTATTCTCTTATGGTTCCCAGTTGACAAAGTTTGCAAAGGGCGGCGTAATGGGCGAGGCGGGGCCGGAGGCTGTAATGCCTCTCATGCGTACTGCTTCAGGACATCTTGGAGTGCGTTCTGAAGGCTCTCAGGCTCCCATTGTCAACGTAGTCATCAACAATTCAACGGGTCAGAGCGCCAGCCAGAAGACGAAGACCGACAATCAGGGCAACAAGTCCATCGAGGTCATGATCGGCGACATGGCGGCGCAGCAGATGATGAAGACCGGAACAAGCCTGAACAAGGCGGCCCGCTCCTTCAGCGGAGTGTCCCAGCAGGTGACGAGGAGGTAGGAAAATGGCTGTTTACAGGTGGCCTACGAGCCTCCCACAGAAGCCGCTGGTTGACGGCTACTCCAGAGAAGTTCCGAACAACGTGATCCGCTCCTCGATGGACACTGGCTCCGACAAGGTGCGGAAGCGCGGGAACGGCAAGCCGCAGGTGGTCAAGGCTACCTACGCCATGACCGCCGCCCAGCGGGACACGCTGGAGACGTTCATCAGGGACTCCATCGCCTACGGGGCCATCTGCTTCAACTGGCCCCATCCGGAACTGAACAAGCTCGTCAGGGCGCGTCTGAAAGCGTCCTCCGACGGCGTCTGCACGTTCCAGCCGTACAAGGACACCCGCTGGTGGCAGACGCAGCTGACCTTTGAAATCTGGCCCGACATCAAGGCGTAGCGCATGGCTCTTTCCCCGACTACAAGGCGCGACATCTTCAAGCAGGAATGCGCCAACACCGACGTCGTCCTGCTCACCATCACCCATTCGGCATGGAAGGCTCCCGTCCGTCTCAGCACCCATGAGACGAAGCTGATCAAGATCGACAAGGAGACGTCCACGCCGATCTACGGCACGGTGAGCCGGAAGAAGACGTTCTACTACTGCCCTATTCAGGCGACCCTGTGCAATTCGACCGACGAGCAGGCTCCGGAAGCCAAGTTCGTCCTGTCAAACGTGACGAGGGAGCTGGCGCAGTACTTGAAAATGGTGGACAGGGAGTACCCCAAGATCACCATCGAGGTTGTCAACTCGGCTACGCCGGACGTCGTTGACATGCTGTTTCCCGAACTGGATCTCCAGACCGCCACGTGGAATGCGGACACGGTCGAAGTGACGGTCAAAAGCGACATCGCGGCGTCGGAGCCTTCTCCGTGGCTTCGTTTTTCTTTGGCGTACTTTCCAAATCTGGTGCAGTAATGGATCTGAAGAAATACATCGGCATACCGTTCAAGGACGGAGGCAGGGACTTCGACGGCCTCGACTGCTGGGGACTCGTCAGGCTGGCATGGAAGGAGGAGAAAGGTTTCCTCATGCCGGACATGGGAGATGAATACTCCAGCGCCTTTGCGCGGGGCGAGGTCGGCAGGACGGCGGAGCTTCTGGAAGCTGGGCCGTGGAACGAAGACGTGACGGACAGGCCGCGCAGAGAGCTTGACGTGCTGGTCTTCTCTTTCGGGACGCTCGACCTGCACGTCGGCCTGTGGGTTGCGGAAGGCGAAATGCTCCACGTCATGCGGGGCATGGAGACCGCCGTCGAGCGGTACGATCAGGCGAAATGGGCAAAAAGACTGAGCCGGATCCTCCGGCCTGTGGGAGTCTAAGATGACGCCGGAAACCAAGGAATGCGAAGTCGTTGAAGTAATGGGGCGGCGCTGGGATACCACGCGCCCCTGCCTTTTTGCCGCTCCCGCCGGACTAAGCCTTGAGGACATTGTCCTCCAGAGCATCGAGTCGGCCTACCGCGACAAGCTTTACAGCAAGACGCAGAGGCGCGTCCTGCTCAAGTACGCCCGCGTCCGCCTCAACGGCGTCGAAAGGGACAGAAAATACTGGAAGCTCATCTTTCCTCAGAAAGGCGACAGGATCGAGATACTGCACGGCGTCAGGGGCGGCGGAGGCGGAGGCGGCAAGAACCCGCTTGCCACCATCCTGTCGGCGGTCATCGTGGTCGTGGCCGCCGCGCTGACATGGTGGGCAGGCGGACAGGGTGCAACGGCGGTCATCGCTGGCATGACGGCGGCGCAGTTCACGACGACCGTCGGCATCGTCGCCGCAGGCATGCTCCTCGCCGTCAACATGCTCTTCCCTGCGAAGCCTCCGAAACTTGGCGGTCTTGGAGACTCTTCCTCCGAAAAGTCTTCCCCGACCTATTCCGTCAACGGCGGGAAGAACGCACACAACATCGGCGGCTACGTTCCGCTCGTTCTCGGCAGACACCGCCAGACGCCTCCTCTCGGAGCCAAGTCGTGGACGGCGTGGCAGGGCGAGAAGCAGTTCTTCCACATGCTGGTCGTGTGGGGTCATCCCGACATGACGGTCTCCGACTTCCGCATCGGCGAAACTGCTCTGTCGAAGTTTTCCGGCGTGACGCACCACTTCATCCAAAGCACCACTGGCTCCGGTCTGAAGTTTTTCGGCA